TTCAAAAATAGTTTGGGTGGTGATCTCTTTGGTATTGATTTATTGGGGAACGCTGGCGATTATGTTGCATTTGATTTTAGATTCTTTGGGAGGGAGTTAATGAAATTTGTGCCTGAGAAATGGAGTGTTAGAGAACAGGATATAAAATGGGCGATGCAGGAATTTAACATTGCCAGGGAAGAGGTAAGCCGACAGGTGACGATAATGCGTGACCATGAGTTCAAACGCTCTTACACGGATTGGAATCGCGTGTTTCGTAATTGGATGCGCAAGGCTGAAGATATCAACACTTTGCACAGGGATCGCAGTTACAGCCAGCCGGATCAAATTACAGCAGAAGAACGGGAACAGGATAATATTAAAGCGTGGGCAGAGCTAAACAGGCTAAAGGCCATGAGGGATGGGTAAAGAAGTGCCAGAAGTGCAAGCAAAGCAAACAACTGGCGGTATCTGTTGTGCCTATTTATTGGAAAAAGAAACGCTATTGGCTGTGTTACGAGTGCCGATTAGCGGCATTAAAAAGACTAAAGGAGAGAATTGATGGGCGCACCAGTAGTGGTCGCTAGGTCGCAAAAAATTAAAGCAGCAAAAGCGGTTAGCAGCGCAAGAAAAAGCAGCAAGCGTGGTGACGGCAAAGGAACCAAAGAAGCTAAAAAATGGGCCAAAAAATTGAATGTCTCGTTGAGTACGGTGTACAAATGGACGCGGGGCAAGCAAATAAAGCCCAGATTTGGCAGGACAATTGGCGTTAAACAAAAGAAAGCGATATCGCGGTTACACGCACAAGGTAAAACAACGCGGGAAATTGCAACCAAAATGGGCCTGACTTATGCGGTAGTTTATCACCACAGGGAAGGGAAAAGCTGGTATGAAACGGATCAGCCACTCATTCAGGAAGGCTCAATCGCTTGGCATTTTTTAAACTGGAGAAGACCGGAGGGCATGAAAGAATTGCTTGAGGAAATATGTGCTTCGCGTTAGGTGTGATTACACCATTTATTATTATTTATCTTTTGTCCCTCTGGATTGACCATGTTTAAACAGCCTTGAGGGATTTTAAACCACATGCTATGATAAGGATAGCTTTAATAAAAGGAAATGATTGATGAAATTTAAAGAGTATTGGGAAAGTCTTAGCAGCACAGAAAAGCAGGAACTCGCTGATGACTGCAAAACGTCAAAAGAGTATTTGAGGCACATTTACAGGGGTCACAGGAACGCTGGAATTAAAACAATCAGCGCACTCTTGCAAGCAAGACCGAAAGACATTAAACTGGATTGGTTCTTCGAGACAGCGTGACGCTTATCCTCCTTCGCGTCCGTTGTTGCGGTGACGCGGCCCCGTTGAGCAATCTTCGGGGCTTTTTTTATGCAAAAAATCTGGAAGGTGTTTAAACAAACCGTCATGCCAGGGAGACGATCTCTGTGAGCAAGGGTAAGGGTAGGGTTAGGTCGAGAAAACGCCGTCACCAGCCTCTTACGATCCCGTACACGATGTAATATGTATTTTCTGTTTCTAATTATAGCTGTTATAGTAGCAATCCTGTTTCCTTATGTTAAAGCAGCTATATGTCAAGAGATCACGTTCCATTCGAGCAAGCAGACAAAGCGGTAGATTATTTTAAGGCCAACGCAGAAGAGTACGGGGAGTTGGTTGCCAAATGTAAATATTTGGAACACAAGCGCAACGTCATCCGCAAACAAAAAGAATTAGAGTCCACCAAAAAGACGGTTTCAGAAAGACAAGCGGAAGCGGAAACCGGAAAAGAATATCTTGAGATTTTAGAAGATATACAAAATGCGTGGGCAAAAAAAACCACATTGGAAACATATATGAAAGCGGCTGAGATGACGTTTGATCTTTACCGTAGTTCTAATAAGTGGGGTGGGAGCCTGTGAAGCGGGATCGCGCTGATACGTTTTTCTCAAATTTTATAAGAAGCAGGGACGGTTGGACTTGCCAGAAATGCAAAAAATATTACCCTGAAGGACACAGGCAGGGCTTGCATTGTTCTCATTTCTTTTCCAGAAGGCATCAGTCAACACGCTACTACAGCAAGAACGCTTGCGCTCACTGTTTTTCCTGTCATCAGTATTTAGGTGGGAATCCGATAGAGTTTGCAAAATGGATTGAAGAATATTTGGGTGATGAGGAATACGAAAAACTTATCCAAAGAAAAAACACTATTTGCAAACGCACAAAAAAAGAAAAACTTGAGGTTGCAAAGCACTGGAAAGCGCAATTGGAATATATGAGAAGATGCAGGAAAGAGGATAAGTCTTTTGCAGTTTGTGAGTGGGACTAGTGGCGGATTGGGTTAAATATTTAGCCCAGGATTGGGGTCACTGGATGAGGAAAGCAGACAGGCAGTCTATATCAGGGACACTGGGAAGGATTCGGGAGCAGGGATTGGATGGTGCAGCGATACGGGGGCATGTCGATAACATACCGATTATAGATTTCCCGAAAGATGTGCAGAAATTCCACACCGCTTATAAAAGACTTGATCCGCAGCACCAGAAAATAATATTTCTGGATTTCAGGATTATTAACGTCCCACACGGGGAGAAATTCAAGGCTTTACATTTGAAAAAGGATGCTTACTACCGAAGGCGAAGACAAGCCCTCGATGCAGTAACTAGGGAAATGGCCTTAAGCGGGCATAACTGAGTATGTTTAAACGCGCTCTATTTAAAAGGCAAGATTTCCGCAGTTTTATAATCCCGCAATATTAAATGATATTGAACCTCTAATACTTTCGCCCTTTCTCTTAATTCAGCGATTTCTTCATTCAATAAATCAATTACGATTGCTTGATCCTGTATTATTTCCTTTGCTTCTTCTATCGTTTCGCTTCTCATCAATCCTCCCCAAAGCGTCTTCGGCAAACCATTTAATCTTTTCTAGGTTATACCGAATATTCTCTACTGAATCGTCAGAAACTCCTTTTTCGTCCCATCTGTACGCAGCTTTAAAAATATTGCCGCGAGTGTAGCACATATTTTTCTTAACAATAATGTCTTGCACCCCCTTACAATCAGGCGGCAAGTCGTAATAAGGCCCGTCATGGCTCATAAATACTTAGCAATAAGATAGTCTAACGATACTTTCATTATATCGTATTGACCGTCTTTCACTTCGTTTTTTACAACAACCCCTCTCCAATGTTGATTACCGTATGGCCCTTTATATTTTTCGTAATGACTGTAAAACGCGCCAGCCACTAAGCCATGCCTTCGTTTGCCATCAGCAAATTCCAATTCACCGTATTTAAAACTCTGTGCGTGTCCTTGAGTGAACGATGAACCGATGTTTTTAATTCTGGTTTCAATCATCCCCCCATACGCCCTACCTGACATGGGGTTAGCAAAAAAATGACAATATAAAATACCATCTATTTCTACGGGCCTTAAAAACTCATATACCTGAAACCCGTAACTGTCTAATTGAAGCCAACTGTAATCTATGACACCTTCTAAATGTGGATGTCTTTCCCAGATTCTTTCTAAATGGACTTCATGGTTGCCCATAAGAAAGTGTTTTTCTGGGTTATATTGTTTTTTCTTCCATCCGGCAACTTTTTGGTTTCTTTTATTAACAGCTTGCCAGAGTTTTACCATTGCCCGTTTACCGGCGGCTACGTCATCTATTACCCGTAATCCTTCCTGCTCTCTGGGAGAGTTGTGATCGCTTGTAGATGGCATGTCCCACCAATCCCCAGCGACTATTATTTTTTCGAACCTTTTTTCCTCAATATAGTTGCCTAACGCCTCTATATGATCGGTATTAACCCCCTCCCTGACTTGCGTATCTGGTATCCACAGGTGTCTCAAAATTCATTTCCTCTAACGCCATACTTGGCAGGACTCTTACACAGCGGCTAATGCCGACAGCAAACCCTACTTGCTGTCCTCTTTGGGATCCATAGAGAAACGCCGTTTCCGCAAGTAATACAAAGACCGTGACCGCGATTGCCGACCGCCATGCGATTCCCCAAGATTTCTGCACCGTTTTTGCACCCTACGTTTCATTAAAAAGATTAATCCGCTGTTTATATTTTGCTATACATTCCTGATAGGCTAATGAGTTATCGCTCATAACTTCACGCATCTGATCCAGACTGGCCCAGATTTCTTCATTGACAGGAATGATCTCATCGCAAACAGGATGAGGAATATTAATGGGCGTTGTGCAGCAACCACTAACGAAGGTGGTCAGGAATACGATTGTTATCAAGGGCAGTACGCGCCTCTTCTGCCCGTCTGGAAAACTGTTGGTCAATTTCAGTATCGACATCATCTACATCTTCCCGAAACTCTATTGATTTTTTCGCTGCTTTAATTTCTTCTTTTAAATGCCTGTTACGCTTTATTAGCACCCTGATAACGCCCACTAAAACAGCAAGCAACGCAATTCCATAACCGTATAATTTATTCAGCACGAAACCACCCCGCAAGAGAAGAAACAAAAGTAACCAAAGCAGCTTCCGTGGCAGGTGGGAATTTTGCGTATATTTCAGGAAAGATAGCGGCAAATATGCCTATTAATACTGTGGTAAATGCGCCCCAATTAATAACTGCTTGTACTTTTTTAGTGGGTTTAACATCCTGGTAGTTCACAGCGAGCTAACGATGGCTCCCAGCACAAAACAAATAAACCCATAAGTAAACACAAAATTTCTAGGCTGCTCTTTAAGCCATATAAATAAATCGCTCATTAAAATTCCATCCCGTAATCATTAGCAAACATCGAAAAATGATTCCCATCCCTAATATCCCAATTACAGGCATCGTTTAGATTTTTCCAGTATTCCCCTGCAAAAAGATAGTGATTTGAATCAGTAAGGTACTTACCATCTTTAAATAAATTCAAATCGATTGCAAGTCTCTTCTTGTGCATACTATTAGGATGACCATACTCAACTCGATTATCTCGGTAAGCATCTCCAAAAGTACATTCGCATCCGTTATTATAAATATGATCTATTAAACGCGGCACTAAACAGGCAAATAACCGTTGTTTGCTACCCAGAGTCATTAAGTTCTTTAGTTTTTTTGAGATGGTATCGAATCGCCACTATGCCTGAAATAATACCAAGAGCCGTTAAAAGCAACTGCAAGACCTCATTTAACTGAGCTATCCATGTGTATCCCGCTAATGCGTTTGCAGACACAGCAAGTGCATCGGCTGATTTTTGTTGAATTTGCATCTTATTCCTAGAAATTGTTAAGGCTCATAATGACTGATTATGTTCCATTGTGTTCCATCACAAAGTAAAACCATGCAATCGTATTGGTCTGCCATCGTTTTTGTAGTCGCGCCGTCTATTGTGTTTGAGCTATAACCAGCAATCACTACGTTGTTAGCAGCAACGGTTTTTTTAATTCTTATTAAGCGGTCTTTAGAATCGAGAACGTCAGGCAGGGTGACAGTAACGCTACCACCACTGGAATCGACAATAATGTTTGTTTTACCCTCTATCGCATAGGCTGAAGTAATAGAAATGGTATCCGGCTCATTTTTAATGCGATCCGAAACAATCTTAACCCTCTCCGGACGCTGCCCGTGTCGTATTATCTGTGCCGATAAAGACTCACTTCTTAGTCTTTTTTGAGCCATTTATTGCAATCCTAGCCAATTAAGCAGCCCTGTTGGTTGTCCTTGTTCATTTGTTGGGCCAAGACCCGCTGCCCCTGCTGCGCCAATTAATCCAGCCCCCTCTGGGGTCATGCCCTGTGCTGTTCTCATTGCTCGTGGGCTACGAATTGCTCTGTGTATGGGAACGCCCGCTGCAATAAGCCCACTTACAATGGGAGCCAATGTCGAAGCGGCAACACCCGCTTGGGCTGCACCAAACGTACCGAGTGCAGGAATATAAACGCCAGCACCTCTAGCCATTATATGTTCAACGTCAGAAATAGGGTGTGGCCCCATAACGTCAATAGTATCTGTTACGATTTGTTTAAAATTAGACCCTAAAGAACCAGCCGTTTCATCTGCGCTTGATCCATTTATAATATCAGTAAAATCTATATATCCTTCTCTGGTTTCTGAGCCTAATTTTGTCTGTGACTCTTCTGCTGTTTTTGCAAGAGATCGCTTTCGACCATTTAAAAGAGCTTTATAGTTAGCATATTGTGTATTTAATCTTTTATATTGTTCTTG